ACAACATCGAACCACACCCTGTTGCTGTAGCCCGCAGGCTTGCTGCCTGTGTCGTTGTCGAAGTTGAGGGTGTGGACGTTGTTAGTTCCGACGATGGTGCCGTCCTTCTGTACCGAGAAGTCCCAATCGGTATCATAGGCAGGCACATAAGCACGGACCTCTGTACGTCCCGGAGCGATGTCAAAGAGCTTGAAGGTGACCTGTACGTCGTCGGTCTGCGTCAGAGGATTGCGGAAGTCGAGCTTGTTGATCTTGGTGTTGCCGACCTGAACGAGATCTTCAAACGTCGAGAAGAAGTACTGGTCGTCGGCATTGATGGTGATGGCTGTGCCTGTCTTGGACAAGGTCACGTTGGTGCCTGCTACAAAGTCGACCGTTGCTCCCGATGCTACTGCCGATACGGAACCACCGTTGATGCCTACGTTGAACGTGTAGGCTGCCGGAGCTGTCACGCCGACGTTGATGGTGTTGCCCGAACGAGTGATGGTGGCAAGACCCGTACCCGTGAAGGTCACTGTCTCGCCGTTTTCGATCTCTGTCGTGGCACCGGCATTGGCTTGCAAGAACCAGCTTGTCTTTGGCACGTCGTAGTTGATCGTGTTGCCCGTGCGTGTGACGGTAGCAATGCCCGTGCTTGTGAAGGTAACGGTCTCGCCATTGTCGATGCTGGTCGTTGCTCCTGCTCCTGCCTGCAAGAGCCAGGCATAGCTGTAAGCAGAAGGCGGTTCGTACCATCCCATGATGGTGTCACGCTGACTACCGGGATAGTTCAGATCGAACCATACCCGACTTGTATAGCTTACCGGCTTTGTTGGTGTGGCATTCAGGAAGTCGATCTTGAGGACATCCCCGTACCCTACGTCAACGCTGTCCTGCTGCAACGTAATGGGCCGACCGATATACATTTCGTTGTTCGGTCCCGCCGAATTGATGGCATAGACTCCGTCAGAACCTATCCACTTCATGATCTGACCGTTGGTGATCAGCTTGTTGTTGCCACCTCCAACGTCTGCAGCGATCCAGCTATAGGTTGTCCCCGCAGCATTGATAGTGATGCTGTTGCCCGTCTTTGAAAGGGTGACGTTCGTGCCTGCAATGAGCCGGATGGTATCGCCTGACGCAACCACAGTAGATGCATCTGCATTGATGCCCAGGTTCAGAGCATAGGTACCACCACCTCCGACACTTGTGGCCTTGACAACGATGCGTCCGGCTGTGTCGTCATAGACCTCCCACGTCACGCTGTCGGTGTCACGGAAATCGATCTCCGTCACTTCGTCAAAGGTTCCCCCACCCGTGGGGATGGGGTTGCCTTCGTGCATCACGGTGAAAGGTGAGTAGACCGACCAATAGATATTACCGTTGGTCTGTCGGCGTTCTACGACGGCTGTCGGATTCTTGGCTTTCAGAGAGTAGGCCGGGGCAGATGCCGGTTGGGTTGGAGAGGCGCTTTGCATGGGTGTAGCATCTACCCCGCTCCCGCTGCCTACTTCTATGCTGGTCGTGCTTTTGTTGCGAAGACGCTCAAATTCCCGTTGGGATTGATAGTCGTCGTGCTGATGGCTGGTTTGCATTATCCATAGCTCCTGCGAACGAACTGGACAAGCTCAACACTCAGCGACCTGATGGTGGTCATCTTCTGGTCCGTCTGAATGTCCAGACGGGCACGGCGGAACTTGGCCATAGGAGTCGTCAGAACGAGTGACTCCCTGTAGCTCGCCGTTTCATTGTCGGCAATGGTCGTGTCTCCCGGTGTCTGCATGGTCGACTCGAAAGGATTCTGTGCAGGTCGGGCTCTCATGTTGAGGCTCACCAGCTCATAGTACTTGTCGGGAGTCTGTCCGGCATAGACGGCAGAGCGGACGTGCAAGAACACCTTCGGGTCTGCTACAAGGTCTTCATCGTAGATGTAACCGTGGTAGTGCTGGCTGTCGTACTGCGTGTCGATCACGATCTTGCCGGGCATGTAGTCGTCCTGACCGTTGCCGATCTCGCTTGTCACGATACGGGCAGGGATCTCACGGAAGCAAATGTTTCGGAGCGTTCCCGTCTGGTCCGTGTTGTAGTACAAGGCATCGTACTCGTCGTAGACGAAGTTCTCCTTGAGATGGGCGTAGTACACACGGATCTGCGGCAAGGGATTCGTCAGTGGTGCTTCTGCCGTTCCGGGTTCATCCTTACGGTAGCCGATCACTGTCGAGAGACGGTTGCGGTTGAACTTCATCCTCCAACGACGGGAGCATGAGTAGGGAGCATTGCGACGGACATTCATCATGGTGCAGGCTCCAGTTGGTCATAGCCGATCACTCCACGCTCGTTGAACTCCGAAAGCATCGTGCCGAACTCAGGGTAGAGATAGGTCTCCACTCGCCATACCCTCATGTCGAAGTTGTAGATGAGTCGAAGCTCGTCCTGTGGCGTCTCGGTATCGGTCACGTAGCTGTCCGGGTTTGTCTTGGAAGCCACGCTGTAGGGAGTGATCACCACCAGCTCGTTGCGGAACTCGTCGTAGGCCAGTTCGAGGTATGGGTTCTGTCCGTTCTCGATAGGGAAGTGTCCAAGGTCTACTTTCTTGGTGTAGGGCCATGGTGTTCCGGTGGCGATGGTCTGGTAGACTCCCAGGATGGCTACGGCGATGTTGTCGGGCATACGGCCGTCCGAGATCCATACGCCTCCGTCGTTGCACCATGCTACCCCGAATGGGGTCTTGACGGTTGTCTTCGGGCAGTAGGTTCCTTGTCCCGAGAACTTGTCAAGGTACTCCCATGAGGAAGGGTCTGCGACGTTGGGAAGCTGGATGCGATGCACTTCCGAACGGGAGAATGCCCAAAGCTGCTCACGGTATTCCACGAGAGCCGTATGGGGAAGTCCTCCGACCTTGAGGTAGGACTCGTCGGAGAACACGTCAAGGCTCAGCACTCCGCTCTGTACGTCGGAGTATCGAATGATACCCTGCTCTTCTTCACCGTAGCGGTTGACACAGCCTGACAGGAATGTCCGTCCCTTGATGTTGGCGACCATGCCCGCGCCCCGTCCCTGCCAGTACTCTCCCGAGCTGTTGAGGCTCAAGGTCTTGTTGGTCGTTCCGTAGTCCCACAAGATGAAGTCGGGCGTCAGGCTTGATACTTGGGTTCCGTCCGTGTCCTGCGCTGAGGCTGTGATGAAGTCTCCTCCGTCGTGCCATGCGTTGGTGGCCGTTGCTGCACCACGATACGCATCCTTCCACTTCTCGTAGTCCATAACGTCAGCGAAGGCTTTCCCCTTGCCATCAATGAGGAATGTCTTGACGAGGCGGAACTTCGTCAGGTCGTCAAAGCTTGTCGTCTTGGGCATTCCGTAGAGAAGAGGCGGTACGTCTTTCGTGTAGGCAAGGACGTTCATGGACCGCAGTTGGCTGCGTGTCGGGTCCGATTCCACGACGTAGACATTGAGAGCTTCCATGCCCATATCGATCAGCATGGGCAAAGCATCCTTGCGAATACGAAACGTCACCCAGATATGCTTGCCGCCGTTGTGCTTGGGACGATACCCTGCGTAGCGAGGCTCGTTGGCACCATTGACAGCATCACGGTTCCAAGGCTCGTAACGTGCCCATGTAGGCTCTGTTGTCAGCACCGGGTTGATGACGAACGGAGTCTTGCCGGTCGGGTTCCACGGTTCGTAGAAGTGAGGGACAATGCCTTCATTGCGCCAGTAGTTTTGCAGCCCTCCGTTATAAGCTTCGTTGTACACAGAGCGTCGCCATGTAGCCCAGCTATGCTCGACGTAGTGACCGTCGATCTTCATCTCAGCATCGAGGATGCGGTAGTAGATCGAATCGGCAACCGTAGGGTGCATGAATGAAGGATCGTATGAGTAGTCGAGTGAAGCCAAGTAGCCGTTGTTGACATCTGAGAAATCGTTCCAAGGCAAAGGCCCGACAAAGCCAAATGCCAGCCTCTGTCCGGCTTCAACTTGGAATAGCGAAGGGTAGTATGGAGACTGCAAATCACCACCGACGATGTGCGTGAACTCACCTATCTTGACCTCCACACCGCGGATCTTGGCTGTGACGACAAGAGGGATCTTCTCTCCCATGAGCCATGAGCGAGGGTTACCGTTACTCACGTAGTTGGGAAGGCGAACGCCATATACCCAGAACGGCCTTTTGCCGAGATCGGGAGGGTCTCCACCCCTTTCAGGGTTCTTCATGTGACCGCTTGTGCTTGGCCGTCCCGTGATGCCCGTACCGTCAATGCCGATGATGTCCACCGTGTACTCGCGTCCCTTGACCGTCATGACCTTCGTCATGCGCTCATAGCTGCGGTCACTGCCGTCATGAGCGAAGATGTAGTCCCAAAGGATGTCCTTTGAGAGCATGGCATCTTGCCTGAGCGTCTCGATCGATTCGACGTAATGCGTGTCGTTGCCGAAGTACTGGTACTCGAAGTCTCCGTAACCGTCCGTAGCGATGGGGAGCTTTTGCTCGTCCGTTGCATTGGAGTCGTAGTTGCGGGCAGGGGATTCGATAACGCTCAGCTCGATCGGTGTGGCCGGGGCATCAGCAAAGAATCCTTCCATGAGCGTATAGCCCGTGCTCCTGGCAGCCCATTCGTCAAGGACGCCGAGAGTGCAAAGCTTCGATGCCTGGGAGCTGTACCATGCCTTGTAGCCTACAATCTCATTGCGTGTGGCGTACATGCTTGGCCACAGTACCTTAAAGAGACCGTACTGGCTGCTTTGTGTTTGTGGAGCTACAAGGTCGGCAAGGATGGTTCCTGCCTGATTGTTGTAGTACTCGTTGTCGTCACGCTTGCGACTGATGTCCCAATAGCTCCATACGTAGCACGGGTACATTTCGGCAGCCCAATCCTGCGTATAGGTGTTCGAATGAAAAGGCGGTAGCTCCGAAGCGATGTTCGTGGTCAGTACAACCGATCCGCCATGACGGGTAGCGTCGCTCAGCGTTCCTCGAATGTCCCAGCCGGGGTAGTCGGCAGGCACAGGAGCGCCTACCGTACCATCCGGATCACCGCCATTGATATGGGCATTGTAGTGATAGTAGGGCGTCGTTGCCTGAGCATTGCCAAGATGCGTGACGTAGCTTACGATGCGTGTCTTTTCAGGGTCGTCAGTGCTCTCCGTGGCATCACGCAGGAATGTCAGAAGGATGTTCTGTCCTACGGGTCTGTTGTAGTCCACATTCATGCCGCCAAGGATGGTACACTTGTCGGCGTACTGGTCCAAAAGCGGAGAATGCGACGGGTCAAGGAGAGCCAGGCCGGTGAAGTTGTCCGCATCGTACTTGATGACTCCCTGCTGGACATACACGGAAGGCCAGCGAGTATCACCCACTTTGTCAGGAAGTCCTGCTACGTCCGTCCATGGTGTCGTCTTCGTCAGGTACATGCCTGAACGCTTCGTCAGCGAACCAATGATCTGCGTAGGGTCGTAGTTCTCGACGTACAGCGCAGAGACAGACTGAGGGATCTGCCACTTCAAGTCGCTGTCCTGATACGAAGCATCTCCCTCGATATGTTCTACCATACCGCGAGAGAAGTCGACTTGCAGAAAGTTCTTTTTGACGGGCATTACTGTTGTGGCTGTTGTGGTACGGGTGTCGTTTGCTGGGCTTTCATGGCCTGCATTTTTCGTCTCGTCTCCTGGATCACCATCTCACGAAGAGCGGGACCCGACAGGTTGCTGTACTTGGCAGCGAGTTCCTGACCCGTCTGATCGTAGAGCTGCAAGGGAATGCGCTCATTGATCATCTGCTGTTCACCGGGACTGGCATGGTTGATCTGCTGCCCACGGCTGTCGTACAAAGGCGCACTGGTGCTGTCACCGAGAGGACCCTTGTTGATCTCCATGGGCATGGCTTGTGCCGGCTGTTGTTGCTGAGCCACTTTCATGATGCGGGCTTTGAGGTCTTGAGGCATATCAGTTCTCCGGAAGCCACATACGGGGCTGTGCTTTGGGGTTGCTGCGTTCGTCAAGGAAGTTCCGGCTGTAGGCCGTAGCATCTCTCAGGAGACCGTCGTACTGCTTCTTAGCATAGACGGCTCTGCTTTGGAAGCGTTCATCACCACGCATGAAGAGGATCTCCGAGAGCTTCCAGACGAGTCCCCATTCGATCGTCGTTGTGAGGAAATAGGGGATGCTGATCGTCTCTCTCCACCGTGCCGGCCAGAAGGGGCGCTCCTGCAAATAGGTCACGACCACTTGCTCAGCGATCTCGAACTCTTTGCTGAACACCAGCTTCGTTGTCCCATCCGCTTCTCTGAGCGTGTTGAACTCGTAGCCCGTCCTTGTCGTGTCGTTGATGTCGAAGTTGTAGCCCAAGCGGTCGGCCTTCAAGACAGACTGCAAGGAATGCTCACGTGCTTCGAATGCTCCACGAACAACACGGAGTATCTTGACCACTTCCAGCGGAGGACGGACGTAGCAGATATTGGGCTCGATGACCCTGAACGTAAGAGGGCCAATGGCCGTGATCTCGTAGTAGGTCGTGATACCCGTCGCGGCATCAGTGACGATAGCTACGGAGCCAATGTCTCCGCTCACAAAGGTGTCGGCTAGGAAGTCCGCAAGACTCGTATAGGTGGCCTTGATAGACGGAATGGGCGTAATGGTCTGCTCATCCACCCACAAACGGATCTGGTTGAAGACGTCGTAGCAAATGTTCTGCGACTGGTCGATGTACTCCGCACGTTGCAGGACGTTGACGGCTTCGTCACCCATCTTGCGCTGGACATCGGAGAAGATCTCACTGAGGGTTGCCGGCATTGTCTTGCTCCAGGGCTGGGATGTAGATCGTTCCCATGAAATTCCAGTTGCGCCGTTGTGTAGCGTTCTTCTTGTTCACGTCACGTACACGGCTCATGATGCTGTCGCCTTCACGTCCGCCTGCGATGTTCGTGTTGCCTTCTACGGTCCTCATCTTGAAGTCGTCCAACTTCTTCGTCACAATGCCTGCGTGACCTTTGCCTTCACCTGCTGAGTAGATGAAGATGCCGCCTTCGACGATCTCGTTGGTCTTGCGAATGATGCTGCTTTGTGTGACGGCTTGCCATGACTTCATGCACGATTTGGAGATGATGCGCTTGATCTCGGCGTGAATGACAGCATCGTCCTTGAAGACCTCGAGCCACCATGCCTTTGCTGCCGAAATGCACCACGCTTCGCCTTTCTTCCAACCAACGTCGACCATAAGAGACTGGAACTCGGCGTTGTCGAACCCGCCGTTGTTTCCGACCTCTTTTACTCCCAACCACCGTGACGCTTCTTCAATTACCGCCTGCGCCTTGAGTTGCTTCGCCATTTTCAGGGACTCCCGTTAATTCCTGTTCCATGCCTTGTATTGCTTGTGTTGTTGCCTGGTCAAGTGCACCCTTTGTCTCACGAACGATCTTCTTGACGTGAAGAGCAAGAAGGTTCACGTACTCGTCAGGGATGTCGAGAAGGTTGCGGAAGTCCGTCAGTTCTTCGTCGGCAAGCTCAGGCTTTAAGTCGTCAAGCAGAGGCTTGCGGATGGCAAACAGCTCACCGGTATAGGGCCGTGTGTAGGCATAGCCGTCAACGAGTGTCGTGGGAGCCGTCTGGATCTCGGTGCCGAAGAAGAAGAGAAGGCGATGTCCCTGCCTGGCCCAGATGATCGACTGCCGGTAGATGCCGTTCTCCTGGCTGGCAATGCTCACAAGTGCCGAGGGATCGCTGACCTGCATGGCCTTACCTGTCCACAGGTCTGCATCGTTGCTGTTGCGGTTGCGGAAGCTGATGCCTTTGATCTCGGCAATGACGTTGTTGGGAATGATGCTGTCGGGGAGTACCATGCCCTGGGGCTTGGGGAAGACGGCTTCCTTCGTCCCTACGTCCGGGAGTGCCTGCATGTACGGAGCACTTAGGTCGTGCTCGAGATAGTTGGCATAGGGTACAGCGTCGGGTTCGAAGAGCCACTTCACGCCGTAGCAGTCGGGGTCCTTTGCCCGAATGAGCAAGGCAAGGCGACTGAGAGCCATGTTCGTGTAGAGGCGAAGTTCGTAGTTGGTGACCTTTGCGCTGTCCAGTTCTCCGAGCATGGAGCGTACCAGCGTGAGGAAGGACTCCACCGTCCATACGGATGAGAGAGGACGGATAGGATCGATCTGAACCCACATTACCGGCCTCCTGTCACATTGAGAAGACGCTCGGGCTCCATGAGATCCTGAGAGTCGATACGGGCGTAGATGTTGGCACGTTCGATGATCTTGTCATACAGATACGGCTCGAAGTCCAGAAGGTCTTCGGGGTCTTGTACGGAAGGGTTGTAGGGGATGGGGACGTACAGTGCCTGAATGTCTCCCTGCAGATAGGTGTCGAAGAGGAAAAGGTAGTCCGACGTGTCAATGCACATCCTGAGCACCGATGTGCTGCCGGCATCATAGCCGATCACGGTGAACATCGGATCTACCTTGACCTTGTGACGGAGATTCTGCAAGCGATAGAAAGCGGCAGGACTCTTCTCGGTAAAGAGAAGCTGCCGTGCTCCCGTTTTCTCTGCTGATGAGAGAGCATACATGTAAACAAGCTTGCGTGTCAATGCCTGTTCTGCTGTAGGCTCTCCGACATTGAAGACAGTGGAAGCATCGATCGTTTCGGCAATCAAGTAGGTTGGCAGCGTTGCTGACCACACTTCGTCACGGACATCCTTTGGAAGTGCCACCGTGGAGGCCTTGAGTTTCTCGAGGAAGTCAAGCATGGCACGGTAGAGATAGGTGTCTCTCAGTGCCTTGCTGAAGCGTACTCCGTCAGGGATAGTAAGGACAGGGGACCCCGTAATTTCGATGGGGTCCCCTATCATACTTGCCAGGGCGATATGAGCCTGTGCTACGGTCACTTACTGCGACAGTCCGCCTTGGAGTGAGTAGCCCGGAGCGAATACCAGGTAGCCGCCTGCGTCACCTGCTGCCGGGTCTTCAACGCCCAGAGTGAGCTGTCCGCTTGCGTCCACTTCAACGATCTTGAAGGGACAGATGGCGACCTTCGTTCCCGGCGCGAACGGCGTTTGCACTGTGTCCGATGTGCTCAGCGTAGCGACAGGAGCCATGAGCACCAGACGGTCTCCGGGAGCTTCTCCCATTCGGACGCTGTGGTCATGCAGTTGAAAAAGCTGTGCGATCATGTGGTTCTCCTTAGAGTCCGATGAGGTAAAAACGAAGCTTGCTGCCCGCACCAAGTCTTGAGATGGATTCGGTATTGTATCGAACCACGTAGATCTCGAAGCGGACGTATTGCATTCGTAGGTAAAGAATGGCCGAAGCTCCTAGGTACTTGCCTGATTTGATTTGGCTGTAAGTAGGAGCATACCCGCCAATGGCATAGTCTTGAGAACCCGTGTAGGGCAATCCGTTCGCGGAACACGAATAAGGCTTGACATACACCTTGATGCTGTCGTTGCTCATGTTTTCGACATGCCAGACCATACGGTGCGTGGTGTCGTTCACGAGACTGTAGACCGTACCCAAACAAGGGATGGGGTCTGTCGTGATCTTGATGGTGTCGCCATAGGCCATGTTCGAAAGGCTCTTTTCAACGACACTGCGGACCCAAAAGTCGTTCTGACCCTGAGTACCGGGGCGGTTCCTGACAACTCCCTGAGCCATAAGACCCAGGGAGCTGATCAAGAAGAACAAGGAGAGGAGAATGGTCTTCTTCATTGGTGTTCTTGTGTTAGAGTGAAAGGATGGTTTGGTATGGCGCATAGCGACGCTCAAGACCCTTGATGGAGATCCATTGCTCCTTGTAGATCTGGTCGCCGGCTTGCTGGATGTCCTTCTCGATCTTCATGTCCCAGCCATCGTGGGTGACAGGCATGAGCGCAGGAACGCTCTGATCGATGCAGATACCACGGTTGCCCCATCCTGCCTCTTCGAGCGAGTACAGCGGGATGAGATTGATCTTACCGCCCGAGCCGACGATTGACTCAACCGGAAGGTCGAAGGCCTTGGATGCTTCCTCGTCAAAGCGCAGGAAGTCGCTGTTCCAGAAGCTCTTCTTGATCTCGTTGTACATCGTGATACCGCAGAAGAGGTCACGCTCTTCCGAACCGCCGAGCTTGAAGACGCGGTCCGTCACGTCGAGCCATCCCGGGTAGCTCAGCGTTGGCTGGGCATACTTGATGATGTGGTCTGTGTCCTTCGGGATGTACTCGATGACACCACCCATGACGTACTGGAGCTTGCCTTCGGGGTCTGTCGTCTTGGTCTTCTGACCAAAGAGGAAGGTACGCTCGAGGTCCAGAGCAACCTGACGCATCCGGAGCATCTTGTTGATGTCCAGCGGCGACTTGTCGCTGTAGGTCTTCTCGATCGTGGACTCCTTCGTGATCTCGACGGCATACTTCATTTCCTGGGTGAAGTTGTTGTCGAGTTCAGGATTCTTGTGGAAGCCACGGGCAGGACCGGTACCCTCTGCCCACGATGGTGCAGCACGAAGGATCTCGTCGCCAACAAGCAGAGCACCTGCGTTGTTCGTGTCAACGGCTGTGTTGACAAGAGCGAGAGGGATACGTGCACCACCAAAGTCACGTGCCGATGGGCCACGGAAAATGCGCTCGACCGTGATGGTCGTGTTGCCTGCTGATGCCGAGTTCGGACGGCCCACATTGCGGACCATGACCTGCTCGTACTCGGTGTAGAACAAGTTCGGGTTGCTGACATCCTGACCAAAGTTGCGGCTGATGGACACACCCGTAGGCTGGCCACCGACCGTATAGCCAAGTGGCTGCGGGATGTTGCTGGTCGGCACGAGGTTCGTGCTGGCAACTACCTGACCTGCTACAAGCGGCGTGGATGTCACGACGTTGTAGAGACCCTTGACCATGAGCACGTCGTTTGCCTGCATCTGCGCTGCCTGAGCATTGCTGACACCGAACGTCGTGTGGTGATCGGCACTCGTCGATGCTACCGTAATGGTAAGCACACGGTCCAGCTCGCTGATCTCATGCACACGGTGTTCACGGGTTCCGACGACCTTGGACTTCGGATAGCGCGTGGAGAGATTGTGAAGGAATCGCGTTGTACCACGGACAATGAAGGCCATCTGAGCCAGATTGTCCATGCCGCGCTTCAGATAGCGCTCTGGGATATTCCCGGTGGCCGCTACCCCCGCCCAAAGTTGCCCCTCTTGTTGGGTGCTTGGTACTGTTGACATGGAGTCGTTCTCCTGTGAAAGAAAGGAAACCCGATCTGTTACGGTCGTCGGTCACCGGTGAAAGTCATCGTCTCAGTTGTCAACGCTGTCTAGTATGGCCGCAGGATCGCATTCTTGTTCAGATAGCTGTCCACGTCCGTCTCTGATACCTTCGGCAGCTTTACAGGAGCATCTTGAGCCGCTTTCTTGCCCGCAGACTTGAGGTCCTGGGTAAGAGATTTGCGGCCTGCTTCGAATGCTGCATCACGTTCGGCCTTCATGAGCTTCTCAAAGTTCACAGCCCGGTAGAGGTCGATCGGCTGGAGATTCTTGCCGTTTTCAAGTGTTGCGATGTACTCGTCTTCGGTGATGCCCAAGGGCTTGAAGTGCTCTTCGTACATCCGTACACTCTGCTCTGCCAGCTCTTCGACCGATGGCTGCGGGTTGCTTTCGACCTTGCCGGCTGCCAGCTTCTCCGTGCGTTCCTTGAGCTTCATCTGTGCAGCTTCGTTCTGTTTCAGGTAGCTCTCCGTCTTCTCGTTGTAGAGCTTGTAGATCTTGGCCGATACCGAGGATGCTTTCAGAAGGTCGTTGTGGTTGTAAGCATCTCGCCAGTCGGGGCCGAACTTCTCGGTGATCTCCTGCTCTACGAGGCTTTCGATCTCCTGCTCACTGATGAGGCGAGGGATGCCGATGGACTCGTAGTATTCGGGGAACTGCTGTTTCAGGTACTCTTCGGGGTTGGTCTTGAACGCCTTGTAGTGCGTTTTGAAGTCCTCGATGTCCTGAACTTCTGATGCGATTCTGTCCTGCAAGCTGTCAATGAACTTCTGCTGGAAGTCGGGACTCGCCAGTCCGTTGAGAACCTGCCCGTACTTCTGCTTGTAAAATTCCAACTCCAAGTTTGAATTTTCAAACTCTTCGGGTGGTAAAAATTCATCTGACAGAAATGGGGGCAGATTGATCGTCTGCTCGGAGTCGTTAAGAGGGGAGCTTCCGTCACTAAGAGGGGAGCTCGGATCGTTAGGCGGGGAGCTCGGATTTACGGGTTCCGGGTCCGTGATGTAGTCCTCGGGAGACAGTCCCTTCGTCAGCGTGTTGACGTCCTGCGCCGAGAAGGTGGCCGCTTGTTGGAAGATGTCGGCCATACCCCCGCCACCGGGGATGACAACGGAGTCGTCGTTTGTGTCTGCCATGTGTTCTCCTTAAAGTGGTGGTTCCTGTTCTTGAGGTGCCGAGGAAGTCCCGATCGTCGGAGCCGTCAGCGTAGGGTCGACATCCTTGTTCTGGTCGACTTCCATGAGCTTCATGTCCCGTGCGGCCTTGATCTCCTGCATGGCAAGCTGCTTCTGCACTTCGATGTCCTTTTGGAACATCTGCTGCTTGAGCTGTTCGTTCTCGCTTGTGAGCTTTTGCGCTTGGTCGCCGGCTTGCTGGAGCTGTGACTGGAGATTCTTGACCGTGTCCACTCTGTCGAGGATGTTCTGGGCATCGGGCATATCGAGGTACTTGAGCATGGCCTCGGTGAGAGCATCTGCCACGGCTGGGTTCTTCGTCTGTCCGGAGATGGCTCCCAGAAGCTGTGCTGCCATGTGGCGTTGTGTGGGCAGGTTGCTGGCAAGGTTGACACGGACCTTGAACTTGATGTCCTCGTTGTTCTGCAGGAGTTCGATCTCGTGCTGATTGCCGTCTTCATCGAGGTAGGTCAGCACCTTGTCCTTGGGTGCGTAGGCTTGCAAATAGCAGACCGTCACATAGGCCAGCTTCTCAAGGGAAGTCTCCATGTAGCGGCTGTAAAGCTTGATGCGCTGGGTACCAAAGCTCTGCAGCGTAGAGATCCCGCCGAAACTGTCGGGAGTGGCACTGGTGGCCTGACCTTGCACGACGGCACTGATGCCCGTGATGTACTCGATGAGTCCCTGCAGCATTTGGATGACGTTGACGAAGGCCGGGTTGAGCGGTGTCGGCTGGAGTACCTGAGGAAGTCCCTGGTCCTTGGCATCGGAGTTTGGCGTGTACTCGATCCATGCGTCAGGCTCCGACCACTTCTCCTCGATGCTGTGAGGGTCCGTGATCGTGTTGGCAGCGTAGAGAACCTTGCGGTTGCTGTTCACCTGCATATCGTAGATGAGGGCCGCCCAGAACTTGTTCATGGCCTTGACCATGTCCTTGATGTAGTGCATGACCCCGTAGACCTTGCTGGGATTACGGGCATGGGACATCGTGAAGGAGATGAGCGGGTACTCGTTGCAGGGGAGAAGCTCTTGCTCGATGATCTTGTTGCCGACACAGAGGTATCGCTTGATGAGCTTCTGCGTGGTCTTGATGAACTCCCGTACCTGGATCTTGTCGCCTACGATCGTTTCGAAGTCGTAGACGGTGATGAGGTCGGGCATCTGTGCCATCTGCTGCGAAAGCATGCGAAGCTGTTCATCCAGTTGGGCTACACCGTTGTCGACCTGTGCCGTTGCTCCTGCTGCCTGTGCCATCTCGCTCATGGCTTCCGTTGTTCCGGTGGCATCATCCTGAGCGTACTGCTCGGCAGACTGAGCGTTGAGCTTGGCGGCCAGCTGAGCTTGGGTGGCCTGTTGCTTCTGCATCATGAGCTGCTGGATCTGTGCCTGCAGTTCCATCTTTTCGGGATTGGGGACTTCTGTCGGAAGAGGCTTCTTGCTGCTGACGTTACCGTCTTCGGAGAGGTAGACATTGGCGTCGACCTTCTGGAAGAACTCCCGTACCCATACGTAGCGGTTCTTGTCATTGAATCCGACCGCAGAGTCATAGGGGTAGATGGTCTGCAGGATCATGGTGTCCTCTTCGGAACCACCAAGACCGATGTTCGTCCATGAATCCGAGTCGTTGTAGTCAATCTCGATGTCGTAGCGTTTCTCGGCCTTGTAGACCGGGATGAACTCGGCATGGATCATATACTCGGCATCGGAGAAGTCGTTCTTGTAGCTGTGGGGATCGACCATGACCTTGCGCCAATCGACGTACTCGGCCACGACGTTGAAGGTCGTCTCGTTGTAGAAGTCGTTCTTGCGTACCCGTACCCACCCGATGCCTACGGCCAGCATATCCCGTGTGGCCTGTGTCAGCTCGTTGTTCATCTTTCCTTCGTACCAGATGGCGTTAAAGGCCTTCTCGTACATCTGAGCCCATTCCCCAAGTGCTTCCGACTGAGCAATAAGACGCGGGTACGGCTTTGCTCCCGTCAGGAAAGAGATCATCTGCTCGATGATGGCCCAAGAGATCTTGGTGCTGATCGGGATCTTGTACTTCTCGTTGATGAAGTTGAGCTGCTCTTTCGTGAACTGGCTGCGGGTGTCTTCCACGTCGGAGAAGTACATCTGCTCGTCGTTTGCCAGGTCTTTTACGATACGTCCGCGGTTGGACCAAGCTCTCCGAAAGAAGCCGTTGAGTTCGAGCATCTTGTCGGACATGGGGTCTATGCGTTTTGCCATGTGCGGTTCTGCGATGTAAGAAAGGTCGGTGTGGATATTGGGCTGAATTTCAGCTTGATTTCAGCTTCACCTAGTCCTAACTTACACAATTCTTTACGCAGGAGTATATCATGGAAAGATCGACAAGCCTGTCGAATCTTGCTGCCGCTCTGTCTCTGGCTCAGGCTGAAATGCCCGAAGCCGTCAAAGACAAGGTCAACCCTCAGTTCGGCTCCCTCTATGCCGACCTTGGTTCCATCATCCGCACGGCACGACCGATCCTTGCCAAGCATGGTCTGTCCGTCGTTCAATTCGTTGAGGACTCTGCACCGGGAATCCTTGCCATGTCGACTATGGTGCTGCACACGACCGGAGAGTTCATCTCGGCCATCTGCACTATGCCCTTGGGCGATAAGCTCACACCGCAGAAGTACGGCTCAGCGATCACCTATGCTCGCCGCTATGCCTTTGCTGCGGCCATCGGTATCGTCTCGGACATTGACGATGACGGCAATGAGTCCTCACAGGAGCCTCGTCAGGCATCGACCTATCAGAAGTCGGCAGCCAAGATCAGCCCTGAGCAAGCTGAGATCCTTCGCAGTACGGCTGTCAAGCACAAGTGGAACAAGGCCGAAGTGGATTCCTTGCTGAGCAAGCGAGGCTATTCGGCAATGTCGGAGCTGTCGGTGGATGACTTCGATGCCTTCCGGACCAAGCTTGAAAGCAAGGTGGTCGTATGACGGAATACACCGAAGAGATCGAACGTGGAGGGAGGATCTTCAAGCAGGTTGGCCGGGACCAGTTCCGTAAGGCAACAAAAGACCTGGAATCGTACAGGACCTTTGACAATTGGCCTTATGAGGTCCGTCATATGGGTTCATTGGGCTCTATGGACCGCACTTGCCTCGGAGTGCAGATCTCAAAAGATGCTCCGGAGGGCGACAGTTACTATCTCTACTATCTCCGAAAGGACCGGCTATGACCACGCCGAAGGAGATCATGACGGCATGGTTGGAGTGCTTCAAGGTCCACAACAATCAGGTCTACGTCGACTACGGAGAGTGCCCAACATTCTCGGCGGCCTACAACCTCTTGTTCAAGCCCTACGAGAAGAAAGACAACGACTTCAAGTTCATCGACTATCCACCCACGCAGCTCCGCATCCTTCTCGTATGGGCAGCTCTTGGTGGAATGGTCAATAACCAGCTCATCTACGAAAGCACTCCCAAGGGACTCCGCATCCGCATCTCGTCGCTGCCGTCCTTCAAGACCCTCGACAGCGAAAAGATGAAGCTCAGCCCCTCGACCGAGCAGGAGATCTACGATTCCTCAGACTCAGACCACGCACACCGCTACACCTACGGACGACACTATCAGGACCTCAGCCATGAGATCACCTGCATCGTGCAGAACCTCGACAACCTTTTTGCAGAACGAACACAGAAATGGAGTCTCTCGTGATCATCGAACACTATGACGACCTCGACGTAATGGATGTACCTGTCATCACTGTGCCTGCCATGGCCAATGACGTGTATACGGGCTACAATGCGGTCATGAACCCGCTGGACAACACGACCTACTACATGGGCAAGGAATACAAGCCATTGCCGAACAAGGACATCATCGAAATGGTGCGTGGCCTTGTCATCGCTGACGGCTTCGAGTTCCACCGTGGTGTGATCGATGAGCGGGGACGCTACGAGTTCTGTCTTGAAGCTCCCGTGCCTGCCATCGGTGTGGACCTCGGTAACGGCAAGAAGCATGAAGCTCGCTGCCTGTTGAACATCCTGAACAGCTACGACGGCTCGGCATCCCTGCGTGCGGGCATTGGCGGCAAGATCAGCTATTGCCAGAACATCTTCGGATTGCCGACCAAGTTCCTCGGCGGAGAGATCAGACATGAAACACGACGGAAGCATTTGGGCAACGTGGAGGCGACACTTACAGACCTTAAGAACGCCATCCCACGCATCCTCAACGAGTGGGAGTCTTCACCCATTGCAACCAAGGTATGGTCGGGCGATCCGGCTGCGTTTGCGAAGGTACAGAGGGAGGTCATCAAGGCCTTCGGTGCCGAGCACAAGGTCACGGCCTCGTTCAACATGCGAGCCCGAATGATCGAAGAGCGTGAGTGGAATGTACCGGAATTCTCGGCATTCATGGCCATCACCAACATGACGACGTTCCCCGAGAGCTATGCTCTCAAGACCTCACATGTTGAAAAGCTCAAGGAGATCACTCATGTCTTCTGGAATTGACATCACCGTCACATTCACGGACGGAGGCAGCTATCACTACAAGATCACCGATTGGGAAGATGTCGAAGACACGGGCAACTTCCTCAAGATCAAAACGGCAGACGGCGGCAGGGTACTCATCCCTGTCGCCAATGTCAAGTACGTCCGCTCAGGCGATGCAGGCGGGGCGGCGATCCGCAACGGCAAAGCTGCCAATCACACTTCAACTCGATAGGGAGGAACTATGTCGTCCGAGCAGGTGAAACAGTCTCTTCTTGACGATGCCGAGAACGAGACGATGGAAAGCCTCGAAGCATCCGCCACGATCTACGACGAAGCTGTCATGCGTACACGTCACTATGAGTGGCATCAGGTGTTCGCTGACAAGTACGAGCTCAACTACCGGTACTACACGTCCGACGACGAGTACTACATCCTGTCGGTATCTACGACTCCCGGAGTCGTAAATCCCGTAACAGTGAGTAGGTGCTTTGTGGATGGCAAGATCAAGCGGGCCATCATGATCGCTCCGTGCCGAACACTCCAGGACGGTATGGAGATCGTCGCAGCAGACCTCATGAAGAAGAATGCTCCGGAGCTTCTGGAACCAAATACGGGAGAAGACAATGGTCTTAGATAAGCCCATTGACGGCTACACGATGAACGAGTTTATCGATTCGGTCGAAGTGGTTCCCTTGCCTCATGCGCTTGTAGACAACTGGCACCATGAAGCGCAAGCATGCACGGTGGTTCCAGGATGTTGGGCTCACGCTATTCAAGAAGGCCGGTTCCTCACAAACATGGAAATCCGCAATGCGCTCAATGAACTAGGCGACACGGTTGGCATTCTGAATTACGGCGCATCTGATTTTGCTCATGCTTGTGTTGAACATTTCATGAAGCTGATCGCCAACAAAATGGGTGGCAACTGTCCTACGGTTCCAATGAAGCAATCCGAAGCAAATCGTACAGGAGAAGACAATGGTCGTTGAGTTCAAGAATGCTCACATGGTCTCCAAAGCCCATACGGGAGCAACGGCATTGAAGCTGCAGATCGATCTCTATGTCTTCGAAAGCGACCTCATGCGACTGGCCTATTTGACGGACAAAGAACTGGAGGAGCGCATGATCAAGTTCCACGAGAACTTTCTGTCTGACTACAGAGAGCAGATCAAGGAAGCCATCAAGGATGTCCTCGAGCACGACGGCATCGAGGCCATTGCCGAGAAGTATGCCGAAGCGACACAGGACATTCTCGACTCCTTTGTCGATGGCTAAGTCCTCGGCAAAACTGAGTGCCGACTTGGCAAAGAAGGCATTCCCACACTACTGCAAGGGTGAGCTTGGACTTCGACCCACAACGGAGTACAAGTTCCACCCTCGCAGGAAGTGGCTCTTCGACTATGCCTTCCTGGACGAGAAGATCGCTCTCGAGTGTGAAGGAGCCGTATGGACCGGTGGACGGCACACGTCGGGAGCAGGATTCGTGAAGGACATGGAGAAGTACAATCACGCAACAGCTATGGGCTGGCGCATCCTCAGATGCACACCCTCAGAGCTGTGTACAGAACGAACCATCACATTTATCAGAGAGACAATGAAGCATGTATGCAGATGTGGACATGGAGAAGGAAGCGTTGTCGATCTTCCTGCAGCACAACGAAAAAGAAAGCGTAGACCCAACAATGCTACGGGCCGAGTACTTCACAAGCCCCGCAACAAAGGCCATCTACCTGACAGCCATTGACCTGTGGCAACGCCAGCAGCCTGTCAACATGATCAACGTGACAAGCCGCATGAAGGAGCAGGGGACGGTAACAGCCGGAGGCCAGGTACTGCAGATCATGCAGATGGGTTCTGCCTACGTCGACCCCTACAACTTCAAGCATGCTGCCAAGGTGCTCGAGAAGCTCTACCACAAGAGAGCCGTCATCGGTATCAGTCAGGAGGTCGTGGAGACCTTACAGAATGAAAGCGAGTCCGATCCTCTGAGTGTATTCGCTACGGCAGAAGAGAAGTTCTTCAAGGTAACGACAGCAAACAACGGAACACCCAACAAGCAGGCCGACATTGACAGGTACGTCAACGAAGCCACCAATCCCGACATCAACCCCACCAAGCCCTTTAACCTGGAGCTGGTGGATTCCCTCATCAGCGGAGCACGTGGCGGTGATATGATCATTGTGGCAGGTCGTCCGGGCATGGGCAAGTCGGCTCTGTGTCTCTCCATGATGCTCGAGTCTGCCAAGACGGGAGTACGCTCTATGTTCTTCCAGATCGATATGGGCCGGCAGCAGTTCTATGACCGGGTGTTTGCCTATTACACGGGCATCCCTGTCAACAAGATCAGCTACGCATTGGCACTCTCGGAGCAGGAACGTGCCGAGATCCGGGCCGCTGCGGAGATCATCAAGCATGAGCCCTATCACTTGGACTTCCGGAGCCGTGTAACGACGGGAGACATTCGCTCGGCGATACGCCAGAAGCAGTCCCGTGAGGGTATTGACGTGGTCTACGTGGACCATATCGGCAAGATCACTCCTGCCAAGACCCATTCGAGAGAGCGTGAGATAGGCATCATTGCCGAAGAGCTCAAGGCCATCTCGAAAGACTACGGCATCACGGTTGTGGCCATGTCGCAGCTCAACCGGGGTGTCGAATACAAGCCCGACAAGAGGCCGATGCTCTCCGACCTTCGGGACTCGGGTGCGATCGAACAGGAAGCGGACATTGTCTTGTTCCCCTTTCGTCCCGAGTACTACCATGAGCAGCTATGCCGTGACGAGATGACCCCTGCAGACGGGGCTATCGAGATCGACGTGGCCAAGAACAGAAACGGAGCTGCAGGCTTCCGTATCGGCAGCTTCAATGGTCCGCTGACGAAAGTATCGAGCCGTATCACACAACTGAATTTTGGAGACTGACATGACGCAAGAAATACGCCAAGTGATCACCGACACGATGGACTGCAGCAGGCAGAACATCCAGCTTCTCACCGAAGCCGAACAACTCTTCTACCAAACAATGCCTGTCAGTGCAAGCGAAGGAGCTTCCTATGACGTTGCCCTCGACTTCCTCCGTCAGTCACGAAGGAACTCAGATACGCTACTTCAACAATGTCAGGCATATCTGGCAGAAGCAGACACCGCCGAATCTGAGATCAGCCGAGTGGACGCGGAAGGAGAAGAAGTTCCGCAAGGACACAGCTGAGGGGAAGTGCCGGTGGCAGATCACACACGAGTACCGCTACAAGGTGCGGTGTGTTTTTCTGCCGTGTGATGTACGACAGGTTGTGGTGTTGTACGACGGCACTGCCAGTATCACGTATGAATACCGCATCTATCTCTCCACGTGGAGCGGATGGATGCCTCTTGTTCCGGATGAGATCCAGGAACATCGACAGTTCCTTTTCAGACTGAAACAGCGTTGAAGCAGTGCCGGTCAAGTTTGCCGCCTTCGGGACGCACGACGACAGTGCCGGCTTTAACGGAATACTGCCCTACCCCTCTTGCAGTGCTGAACTCCTGCGTGAAGAACAGAGCGTCCATGAACGCTGCAATGAGGGGGAAGGTGGTTATTGAATGAACAAACAACACAAGGAGAGATGACATGGGATTGGATCAGTACTTCTACAAGACAAAGCGAGAGCGGATCCAGGAGCATCACATGAACTACTGCCTGCATGCGCTGGTCGCTGACAGGCTTTTCGGCAAGTGGGGTGACGAACTCAAGAACATCGAATACTATCAGTTCGACAGCTATGACGTGGGGTTGATGCTTGAGAACGCAAATGAGTACGCAGAGACCATCGAGAAGGTCGAAGAGCTTCTTAAGAAGGCCAAGCAAGAGGACGGCTCCTATAGTTGGCCGGCACCAAACTCAACGATCGAGTGGACGGACGAAGAGAAGACCGTCTACGAGTTCCACCAAGACATGCTTGCCCATTACAGCTATGCTCTCTGCTATCAGTGGTACCCGAACGATGTGCGCCTGACGGTGAAGTCACTGGAAGAGCTTTTGAAGGAAGTCACCGAGATGGAAGAAGACGGCGACTTGACACTCGAATACATGGCATGGTGGTGAGAAATGCTCTACCGCAAAATGACCCCTGAGGACTGGAGAATCGGGACGACCTACTTCGTGGTTCACCCCGGATCAGGCAAGCAGGTGCATGGAGAATATGGCCCCTATGGACCGAGAGAGCACTACCGCATTCTGGACATCCAACTGGGTCCACCCGAGGGCGTAGTGAAGGCATCGGAAATGTACTTTGACATAGCCGTGCTGAACCTCAACGTCGTCAAGCAAGCTGCGATCGATCTAGACGCAGTTGTCGCAGAGATCAAAGCATTTCCCAAGAAGCAGGCCTACGGCTTCGTCTCCAACAATGACGTGTGCGGATGGGCGGTCCTGATCCACAAGGTAGAGCGTCTGGGTCTCATCCCCGGCTTGGCATTCATGGAATGGTCCCTGGACAGGAACGATACCGACAAGATCAAGGAATGGATCGAGGCAGGCTATCGAGACTGCGGATGGTTCCCTACCGAACCCGGTGACGACGAACCTGCCCGAAGGATCTTCAAAGCAGAAGCCTACGTGCTGATCGATGAACCCGTCCAGCTCAATTTGTTCAACATGATAACGTGAGGAAGAAATGGAAGACCCGTTTTACAACGGACTAAGGCAAGTGGAGATCATGCTGATACCGATTCAGCAAGAATGCACCACCGGCGAGCGGGTAGAATATGAGCCCGCAACACAGCGAGACATGAGCCTCTACGCTTACAATCTCATCAGCCGCGAGATCCTTGACAAGGGTCGGGTGTCTTGCAAGGGCTTCATGGTCGCTGGTAGAAACTACCGGTGGGGGTTTGAATAGTTACAGAAAGATTGGTGGGGTAGCACCAAAGGAGCCTTTGTCCAAAATCCTACCTGAACGGAACTCTGAGGATACCGGGCTTATGCCGGGAATGACCCTCAGAGAACCAGCCCGTGAGATCAGCGACGGCCTATTGGGAAAGTGAAGCGGAGAGTAGCTCTCTCCTTCTGCACCCATTCGGGAACAGCTCCGTAGTGGTACCCATAACGGAATGGTACTCGGCTTTGATGGTGTGTCGATACCCCAACCATTCGTGACCTTCTAAGCGTCAGATCGATCTAGACGATCTGGAAGAAAGCCCTTTCCGAATAACCCCCGGTAGGGGCTTTTATTTGGCAGGCCAGTGAACCCCCAGCGCATAAGAATGCAGTAGGGGCTTTTTCTTTCCAGCTACTTAGACCCCCTTCTTTCATTTTCAATCAAGCTACGTATATCTACTCTTGATTATGTCATACCCAACACATATTTTTGGGACATAGGGACCCATGACGAAGTCTCTCTTCTCTTAACTATATTACTAATTAAGAGAAGAAAGAAAGATTATACTACTATAATTATATAGGGAAAAGACCTGTTTCCCCAGATCGTCAGTATCCCCAGAAATACCCCGAAATCCTCAAAAAATTTGGAAAAAATTTTGGGATCGTCTAACCCCAAATTCAACCTCAGGATCTGGGAGAATACTGTACACATTCTGTAAGGAGACCCCATCCCCCTATGTTTCAACCACAACTTCAGGGTCTCCCCACTACCTCATCCCCCTCCGGGGTCTTCGGTTCAGTACCCCTACCATAGACACAATAATCCTCTCATCTCAGTCGAGTGCAATAGCTCCTAGCTTCGCAGTCGCTACTGCCTCTCCTTCGATAAAGGCGAATGGTACGTAGATGTACGATAACCTGCACTATCAACAACTAAAGGCCAAAGCCATGACAGAAGAGCAACGCAAACGGTACAGAGAACTCAGAGACTACGACCAATATGACCTTCTCTATGGTCTCGAGGAAGAGTTCGCTCAGCTCAGTAAACTGGTCATCGAAGAGCGTAACGCCGAATGGGACATAACACAACCAGGATGGCGTAACGAGACTTTCGATGATGTTCCCTTCTAACCCCTTAATGGGGTTTTTTCACATTCACCCCTTAACTTGGGGAAGGAGGAGGGGAGAACACCAGTGCTTAATGTAGGATAGCTTGGAATTGTTTTACCTCATTTGGAGTACGTCCATGTTCATCTTCATCGCCAATGATGCTGGTTATTTGCAAGCCATCGAAGACCTTGGTTGGGCATTGTATGATGCCAATAATAACCCTGACTTGAAGGAAGCCATGAAGTCGCTGGATAAAGCCGAAGCGCTTGAAATAGCGATAAAAGAATACGAAACCGGTCGTGTACGTAGTTAAGCCCTTCGGGGCTTTTTCCATAATTGTGGCTGATGGCTGAATGTAGGACAAATGGCACAAACAGGAGTATTGCCATGTTGTACGACATAGCGTTAGCTATTGACCCAAGCGCAGACAAAGACATTCTGCGTAGCATCTTCGAGGAAGAAGAAGCCATTCTGGATGGAATGGAAGCAGAAGCACGAATGAATCCATTCGATGAAATGGAAGCTCTGCAACAAATCCAATGGAGTCTATCATGATGCGAATAATGTATCCAAGCGAAATCGTTTCTGTGCTCAAAACGCACAAGTACATTCCGGACGTTCAGATTTTGAATGAACAAGAAGCATTGGACGCATTAGAACGACTTGAACGTGAATGGGAAAGAAACGAGCTGACAGCAGAATTCTTCTTCCAAGCGTCCAGCTTTATCGCCCGATCTGCAATGTTCGGTCGTCGCATTCAATGACCATTGTCCCCAATGTATGATAACCCGCAGTAAGCGTTCTTCACGTTCAGGGTTATCGTCATGGCAGCTATCAAGCACGTCATCTACACCAATGGTCAGCAAGTCGTTCTGACCATGAACCAGTCCTTTGACAAGGATTTTAATCCCTTCGCTGTCAAGTACGGCAATCGGGAAATCACAGGCAAGACCGTTCATGATGTACTTGAGAAGCTCTTTGCTGTCAAGTATGTGGACGAGAACTGCCTTGTGTTCGACTACGACGGATTCTATTCGTCCTGATGTCCTTAAAGCCCGTGCGTTCATTCGTATGGGCTTTTTGCATGTAGGAAAGACTGCATTTGTTCTTCACATCTTTACAGGAGTACCGTTATGGTATCGCTTCTCCAGATCGTCGCCACAGCTATTGTCCCATCCATTCCGGAAGGCGTAGCTGACACTCTTCGTGCATTGCTCAGCAAGAGCTATGTACGTGCAGATGTCGCTGCAGACAACAGCGCATTCCAGTATCTGAGCACATGGACAGACCGTGTGACCAACATCTTCGCAAAGACCGCTCTTGAGCACTTTGTGATGGAGCAGCTCCTAGCTGCAGGACTCACCGAAAATGGTGGCTATCCCAAGCTGAATGCTCCCGTCATCATTCCGTTCAATACGGATGAAAACGGAAACCCGACAACGCAACTTCGAATGTTCGTGTACAAAGCACGTCCGAAGTCTCCCGATGAAATCACAGTGCCAAGCTATACGCTTCGCCTTGAGCCATTCGGAGTGAAGAGTGCGTTCGAAGTACGTGAGCAGCAGCAGGTAGCTCAAGCAGCATAAGATAGTAGTAAGGGGAAGCACCATAGCTTCCCCTTTTTAAATGCAGCTTCGGGCTGTGAGCGTATTAATCAGACGGCTCCTATATTGCTTGTGCTTTCACAGATAAAAACGCTTCCACGGCCAAGGGAAAGGCTCATTATGGCATTCACAGGACGAGCATCGGTAGACGAGCTCATGGAGGTATTGGACAACACGGCACCACGCTCCATGTACGATAAAATGGGCTTGTTCCGATTCGGAAAGAAGTATTTCCCTGACGTGTTCTCTCATCCCTTCGCTAATCACCACTACGACCTTGCCAAGATCTTCTGGGAGCTCTACAGACCTGAGCGTACCAACCGTATCGATCGGCAGGCATATGTGGTCATCCACCGGGAAGCTGCCAAGACGACGCTCATGACCTTCCTGGTCCCCAATTACCTGATATGGCTGAGGGGACTAAGGCCATGGGTCAGGTTTGACAAAGAGGGCTGGGAAGGAAGTGATCTGCATGACTATGACATCATCCAGTTACCCGAGATCCGTGAAGACCTGATCATGATATGCTCGGAAACGAGTAGGACGAGTGAGGCCTTCGTGATGAACGTGAAGAATCACGTCAGCGATCGTAAGGACATGCACAAGCTCTTCGGGAACAAGAACCCCAAGCTCATCCAGCTCGATGACGAAGACATCAAGGGAGACACGGTATGGAGACAGAATGCCTTCATTACGGCTGATGGTACTGCTTTGTTGGGCAAAGGTGCAGGTCAGCAGGTACGAGGAACGAACATTCGTAATCACCGGCCAAGCCTCATCATTGCCGATGACATCTACTCCAGCAACAACACCAAGACACCCGAGAGACGTGAGACCATCAACAAATGGTTCTACGCAGAGCTGACGAACTCAGCAGATACCGTCAAGGGCAAGACCATCTTCAACGGAACCATCGTCAACCGCGATACGGTTCCTGTGCACATTCAAGGGTCTTCGGACTGGTTCGGGATCAACAAGCCCATCATAAGCTATGACGAGCTGCAGGAGGTCATTGAGAAGCACTGCACGTTCACGGACATGAACACGGTCATCGTTCCGGACAGGAAGACGTGTGATGAGATCCAGAAAGGGCTGACAACGCTCTCATGGCCTGACAGACAGAATCTGTACTACATCTTGAAGCTCTACAAGCGTGAGTACGACCAGGGACGCATCAGCTACTTCTATCAAGAGTACCTGAACATCACGGAAGCTCCCGAGGAAGCCAAGTTCGACAGGGATAAGCTCAGATCTGTGAAGGTGGAGTGCGTCATCGAGAACAACGAATGGCTTCTCAAGATGGTCTGGAAGGACCGGGAATGGTATGCCTTGCCCAATCTGACGCTTGGCCTTGACCTTGCCAGCTCAGAGTCCCGCTTGGCTGATGATACCGTACTGGTGGCTGCAGGGCTGCACAGATGGTGCTCCATGATCCCCAACACCAATAGGGAAGAATCCTTTGTAGCTCCTCTCATCTACTACATCGAAGGCGGCAAAGGCTACGGGATCTATGCAGAAACACGTAGCAACAAGCAGTTCAGACGAGGCTACGTGGACTCCATCATCGACATTGCCAAGGCTGTGCCGATCAGGGAAGTGGTCATCGAGTGCAACAACGCTCAGGAGAACGTCTACCGGGAAGCACACAAGAAGCTCGGAGAAATGAAGTTCCCCGGCCAGATCACCAGGTTTGTGTCTCAGGATAACAAGGTGGACCGCATTGTTGGGGTCATGGAGCCGATATGGCAGAAGTACCCTCACTTCTTCTACAATGAGAAGCACTCGGAGATGATCCTGGGTAAGTTCTGGACACAGCTACAAGGCCTCGGACCTGACAAGGGGCATGATGATTACCCTGATGCCGTTTCGATCGCTCTGTCACGCTCCAGGGTCAATCTGACGAGCTTCCGGTATAGCTCCTTTGGTGTCATCGGCAACTCGAGCATCCCCATGCTCTCCAATCACGGTGTACGACGCAGGAACCTGGGCTGGGAGGTCCGCTGAGGGCAGAAAGCGTGAGGCCATAGCTGCTTCCAGTTGTGCCGTTGTCGATACTTCCCGTGCTTCGGTCTCCTCGGCTGATTTGCGAGGGTCTTCATTGAGGGCTTCCATGGCTGTCTCAAGAGCCCATTTCTTGAGGCTGGGAACAGCTTCCGGATCATGGATCATGGTCGCAATGTGATCAGCTACGACATCGGTGTTGATACCGCGAGCTTCGAGGGCTGTCTTGAGCTTTGACATATAGCCGAGTTCCGTGAGAAAGTGCATGACAAAGGCCTTGGACTGGAACGTATTGCGTACCAGGAACAGCAGCCGCCGTTTGGTGACCTTAGGGTAGGCGTTTTTGACCGCTTCCATGATGTCCAGGCCGTTCTTGAGCATCATGGCGATATAGTGCTGCTTCGCTGTCAGGTGAGGCTCTACAGCCGCCTTATCGAGGGGATAGCTGAATATCTCGCTCTTCCATGGCTGCCAGCAGAACCCCGGGAAGATGTAGTTCGTGTGCTGCTTGTTGCGATCGATCGTGATGCGCTGAAGCAAGGGGACAAGCCGTCCGTTGATGTCCTCAACATAGTCGCCCTTGAAGGCCGAACGCCTTCTGCCATACTTGACGACCCTGGTACCTACGGGGATCACGTCACCGGGCTCATAGATACGGTAGACGTGCTGCAGGCCTGACTCACGAGTGCGCTTGATTTCAACCATGGTCTGTGTTCATGTATGAAAATTCATACTGTTTGTTTGAATTTTCGGATTGCATCCATGCCTCAAAATACCGAATATTGTCACGGAGAGAAGGCTGAAAAAAGCGACTTCGACAAGGAAGAAGCCATGCGCTACTTCGAAGCGACACACCCCTTGTTCCGTGAGATGACCGAAGAAGAGCTGGACGATCTGTACCGGCTCACCTACGACAACGATTTCACGGAGAACGACCATGTCACGCACCACAGACTTCTGTCTACAAGCAGAGGCGGAGCAGTCTATGAGCATAGCTAAACGCATGCAAGAAGAGCACGATAACGAGCTCTGGTACCTGGAGATCTACAACCAGGACGATCCATCCGAATACAAGTCACGGGCTCAGTCCGAATTTTTCGAATCACTCATTTTGGAAGGTCACGATGCTAGAAAACATCGTCGTCTCACACAGCCGGAGCAAGCAAGTCCGCTCCTCGAAAATCGACTCGAAGACGGGTCAACCATACGTTCATCAGGAGACGATCACCGTCCAAGCAACAGCCAAGACAGCTGCGGAAGTTGGTGAGGTCTACGACCAGTTGAAACAGATCGCATTCAAGACCGAGATCGATGGCTTTAAGGCAGCCAAGATGAAGCGTGAGAACTACGGCTCCAACAACAACAGCGGAGACTGGTAATGCATGCAGACAACAGCCTCACGGCATATGAAGAGCATCTTCACAATGCCGAGTACTACAATCTAAAAGCCGGTCGGATCTACAAGGCATTGTCCTTGCTCAATGATCTTCGACAAGACGAGCTCATCGATCATGCTATTTGTGACCCTGTCCGTGTCCGTTTGAATGAACTGTGGCACGAGTACTTCAACGCTGCCAAAGCCCACACCGAATCTGCCACACAACTTGAGGTTTACAATGTTCCAGCCGCTGTATGACTATGTGATCGTTCGTGAACCCCAGAAGACCAATGCCACAGCATCGGGCATCATCCTTCCGGACATTGTCAACGAAGCTCCGAACACGTATGTGGTCGTAGCTGTTGGTCCCGGTGGAGTGTTGCCTGACGGATCACGTTTGACACCTACGGTCAAAGAGGGCGACAAGATCCTTGCCAACCCGAGAGGCATGGGCGTTCATCCCATCCAGCCGAATGCAGGCGAACAACCTGAGTTCTTCTGGTTGCGGGAAACGGACGTTGTTGCTGTGCTGGAATAGAAAATGCCCTAACAAGGCAACCCTTGCATCTTTCAGCAATGGGGTGAGAAGGGGCTACGCCTCGAAACCGTAGCCCCGATTTTTTCAACA